CAGAATCATCTGTATTAAAACGCAGCGAGTTTTCAATCTCTGCAAAGACAGCATCAGCAGCTGCAGCAGACTGAAAAAGAAGCGGACTTGCAGACCCAGGAATACTCATGACACGTTCAGCAGCGAAGTGACCGCGATGCGGCTAGAGCTTTCTACATAGTAGGCAAGAACATCAACTGCACTAGCCGTCGTAGTCAAAGTCGGGGCCGTTCCACCTGCAAACTTATATACCGAGTTATATGCAAGTGTTCTGGAGCCTGTGCCATCTTGCGTGACCACAATCACACCAGATTGCCCAGCAGTAACGTTGGTTGGGGCCCCTAGAGTCCGGTTGCCTGCAAGCGTCACAGTGAAGTTGTTGCCCAGACTTAGGTCAACAGCAATAGTTGCACCGTCAGTCAACGCAACAGGCGTTCCACGCTGTGCTTTTGTAAAGCTCTGAGCAACAGCAAGGCCAGCAACAGTGGTCGTTGCATCAGGCAGAGTAATCGTGCGGTCAGCCGTTGGATCAGTAACAGTCAGGGTTGTTTCGTTCGCATCAGCAGTGGAGCCTTCAAAAATGATGCTGCCGTTGAAGGTCGCATTTCCAGCGAACGTTGAGGTTGAATCAAACGTCGCAACGCCTGTGACATCCAACGTTCCAGGAATATCAACGTTGCTAGTGAACTCAACACCAGAACCACCAGAATCGGTTTGCAATAGCTGACGGGCGGTGCCATTTGCCAGCTTGCTAACTGCGATCTCTGCAGAAGCACTAATGTCACCATCCACAATTGTGGTGTTAGCGATCATTGCGCTAGTAACAGTCCCTGTATCACCAGTCGTTACGACGTTGCCCGTAACGTCGGGGAAAGTGATCGTGCGATCAGCCGTTGGGTTGGTGACTGTGATTGTGGTTTCGTTGCCGTCATCTGTTGAACCCTCAAACGCCAACACAGCGTTTTGGCCCAGCAGCACTGTTCCAGTAAATGTTGGACTTGCGGCTCCAAGCTTTTCAGAGTCCAGTTCCTGCAATGCAGCCTGGACATCAGTTGCTGCGATGTTGCCTGTAGCGACAAACGAAATATTGGCTGCGGTTTGACCAGCAATAGCGTTTGAAACGTCAATCAGCTGGAATGTTGATCCCGTACCAAGAGAGATCAACATGTCCGGCGGTGCCAGAGCTACTGCAGGTGCGTTACCTGAACCTGTGCCAGACGTGTCAACAACGACGTAATAGTTGAGGTTGCCAGCTGCAGGAGCAGGGAGCGCAGCTCCATTCGTAAAACCAGCAGCAGAACCAGCAGTGGTCACACTGGTTAGTTGATTTGTATTCGCGTTGTAAGTTCCAGCGTTGACGAGGTTTCCGCTGATGACCGTGATCGGCAGAAACGAGGTGCCTGTATAGATGTAAAGGTCTTCGTTTTTCTCATCAAAGAAGAACTGACCTTTGAAATCACCATCAGGGAAGGTGACGACGTTATCGGTTGCGCCAGCACCACCAAACTTGGTGGTTGACTGGTCCGCAAGTTTTGCAGCCGTAACTGCATCCGTACCAATCAGCGCAGTGCCAAATGAACCAGACGTAATCTTGCTAGCTGGCAATGCCGGAACATCGCTTTCTGCGAGCGTCGTACCAGCACTGACGTGACCTTGCGCGTCAACAGTGACCTTGGTGTAAGTGCCAGTTGAAACTGTGTTGCTGTGGTTTAGGTTGCCCGAACCATCAACCGCAAGACCTGTTCCAGGAATAACAGCACCCTTTGCACTGCTAGTGGCAGCAGGCATGTCAGCACTGGTGATGGCACGGCCACCAGTAATCAGACCCTTAGCGTCGTAAGTAACGACGTGATGGGTTGAGCTAGCGGTTACATCGTTGTTGATCTCAATGGTGTTGGAGTCCATGCGGAGTCCTTCACCGTTGACAACCACACCGCCTTTGGCGCTGCTAGTCGCAACAGGAATATCACTGCCATCAATCGTGCGATAAGCAACCGCACCACCAGCACTAGTTGGACCTGCAAGAAACTGGTTTGCTGAGGCTGTGTCGTTAATGACTGCCGCAATCGTTGCAGCTCCATTTGTCGTGGTGACTGTGATGTCAACAATGCCAACCGTGCTGCCGCTTACGCTGTTGATCGAACCAGCAGCTTTCAAGCTCAACCACGCTGAGCCGTTCCAGCAATACAGCGTGTTGTCATCCGTATCGACAGCAAGCTGACCTGTAAACGCTCCAGATCCTGGCAGCGTTGTAACAAGATCAACTGTTGATTCGTTCGCAAGTTTCGCAGCCGTGATCCCATCATCAGCAACTTTTGCAGTTGTGATTGCAGAATCAGCAATGTCTGCTGTGGCAATCCCGCCTGCAGCAAACAAAATTTTTGCGCCTGGGATGGTGTCGTCACTAATTAGCGTGACGCCATTAGCGACCAAGTCGCCAATCGTGAGCTTTTTAGTCTCGCTTGCGCTGCTGTCGACAACAGCGACAAGGTCCGCGCTGGCAAGGTTAGAACCGGCAAGAGCTGAAAGCTCGCTAATCTTCAGATCGGCCATGAGCCTTCAGTCCTCCAGGGATTACTGGTCAGTCTCTAGCAGCAGTTTAGCTGTTGAGTCTTGATCCAAACGAAGCAGTGATCCGTCTTCTTGGACAATGTCGTCTGGAGTCACAAGGTTCATTCGGATCTGTATAGACCCAGTCGTGATGAAGTCTGCAGTGATTTGCACCATCTGATTTGGTGTGAACTGCACTGCGCAGGCTGTGATAACGCCATTGACTTCATACCAAATCTGATCATCACTGGCATTTGTATGCCCACCAGGGTTATAGCCATTGGTTTTTAGGTAGAACCTGCCCTCAAACGAGCTGCCAACTCTTGTACGCAACGCCAGCTCTAATAAGTAGTTGGGTAGCTCTCTAGCTGTATCGCCTGTGTACTCCCATTCGCATGCCATGCGACCAGAGCCAGACATCATGGTGCTAATTCGGGTTCTGAACTCATCAGACAGTGTTGTGGTGTCTACTGTCTCTCGCTGAGTGTTTAACTCATAGCTTTGCACCCGCCCAAGGACCCTGTAGTCCGCATTTTGCACAACAACTTTGATTGGGATTTCGTTCCCTGGAGTAGCAAGAGTTGTGGCATTAGAAGAACCGCCAGCAACAGCATGCGCAAAGCTGTTGTAAAGCCTGATGCCGTCTAGTTCGTCAACATAGATATATTTTTTGACACTGGAATCCGTGTAGCTGTCAATAAAATCTAGAGCAGATCCATCGGTGCTTGTGATTTCAATTTGATCGCCAGTCAGGAGCTGACCATGATCAAAGTCAAAGCTGAATCTTTTCTTGGTGACGTTGACATCTCCAGTGCCAATGCTGGAAGTCAAGGAAGCGCCGTCGAACTGACGCTTTAGCTCGACCTCACCAAAAGTGCCTAAATAAACGCTCATGAGATCGACACTGTTGACAAGGCTCCAGTGCCTTGGAAGCTAATCTCTGCGCGAACGATGTCGCCAGTAGCAGCGCCAATGCTTGCGCTAGTGATGTAAGCAGTTAGCTTAATATCGTTGTTATCGGTTCCATCAATCCAGCGAAAGGTGAATTCAACAGTGTCACTGCTGCTGACTCCAGACGTGCCAGTTTTGTAGAGCTTGTTCAGTAAATTTGTAGTGTTAAAAGTGCCGTCGTCTTCCTTGTAGTACAGCAAAGTTGCGCTGCCGCTATACCCAGAGATGCCAGGCGAGTAGCTACGCAGATGCTCGTTCAGGGTCGTAGTTTCGAGCGTCTCAAGACTTGCTTGCAGCGAAAAACTTACGACCTTGGCAAGAGTCGTGCCGGACAGCTGCATCACGCCATCTCTGCCGGTGTAGACCTTTGCCATCAGATCACGCCAATCAAATTCACTGTAACAGTGCTAATCCCAGGGCGCACCTGGACTACTTGCGGTGGACCCTCATATCTGTACTTAGCCAAGCTACCCGAGGTTGATGCTGTCGCAGTAGCTGCAGGCGTATTTGCCTGGCCGCCCATGCCGGAGTGAACAGAGCAGTAGTAATACAAGGTTGGAGCACTAGCCGCGACTTTGATGCGGGTGTAAGCGCCAGCAGAACCAGGCGTTCCAAACGTCGTCACACCAGTCGTGTATTCAGTCCCACTGTTGTGAGTGCCATTACTGGTGGTTGAGAAGCGCAACGGGTGTCCAGAGTTTGAGGAGTCAGACTGATCAAATAAATAAACAGTTCCTTCGGTCAGCTCAAGCGTCTCGGCATTAGTGCTGCCACCGTTGAAGCGATACTTGTTGCCGCCGCTATCCACAACAGTGACCGTATAAGTCACCGTAGGAACGGTGGTTGCCTCCGGCCTCAAGGCGTCAGAATTAGACAGCCAACCAGCTAAAGCGTTGTCTGGGACCGTAAAGGTGTTGAACGTACCTTTTACTTCGTCGTAGTGATCGAGAAAAAGCTCTGCCGAGGCATCACCAATATTGGTGTACGAAAGACTGAGCTTGGTTTCAGTGCGCTCGCTGCCATACAGGATTCGCACCTCTTGACCGCTTTGTGACTTGAAAGTCTTGATTGGGTAGTTGCCCGGCGAATAGCT